TTCGCAATAGCCCAGACGCGGCCATGCCCATCGTCACAGCGCTCACGGCTCAGCACCTTGCATCCAGCCAAGGCCTTGAATTTCTTCTGAGACAAGCCCTTGCGCAACGATCCTGCGATCTTGGCGACCTCTGACGGCTCACACTTCACGCACGATCCAGGCTTGAGCTGACGAAACACCGCGTCATACTTGGATTCTATGTTGCTTCTCCAGGCTGGAGGCTCGACGTCATGCTCAACCGACAGCATTGACGGGTCTACCTCAATAGCTGCGCGCTTTGCGACAGGAAACGGGAACTTGCGTGCTGGTTGTGTTGACACATCTCTCTCCAAAATAGGCGACCCACCGCGCCACCTAACTGCGGCAACCTCTAATGCAAGGCGCGGCGGGTCAAACTGGGTTAGGCTGTGATCGCCAGCAAAGACTGAATGCGCTGCTCGATCTTGTTGGCCTCAACCTCGGCATCAGCAATGACCTTTTGCTTTTGGGCCTTGAGCGCCTCGACCTGGCCACCAACGATCTCATTGGCTTCGCGGATGGTTAGCGTGATCTGGGCATCGCCGATGCGTACCCAACCGTGCTGCTCCATTTTTTGGTTGGGGCGACTCAAAAGGATGTTTTGAACGAGTTTGTCGCCATCACCTGATTTCAGGTCTTGCGGGGTGATCGGGCAATACTCGATGATCCATGCGGCGGCTGTGCCTTGAACTGTTCTCATGACGTTTCCTTACTTCGTGATCTCGTCTTCGCGGGCCAGCAGTGCGGCGGCCAGCGCTTCTTTCTCGGCACCGTCTGGTAGTGCATCCATCGACTCTCCGATTTCCTGCAGGGTCTTGAGGTCGGTGGCTTGAGCAATCACGTTGCTGAAGTAATCGAAAGACACGGATGGGCTGTGCTCCAGCTCTGGAGGCGGTGTGTATTCACCCGTCTCCATGTCGACCACGTTGTGGTCTTGCAAGATGCCAGCATCAGCCTGCTCATCCAATGTCACGGCGCGCTGCATTTCGATGCTCACGGGCAGGTACTTAAACAAGCGGCGAATGGCGGTCTTCTTGGCCATCTCGTCAAAGTGCGTTGTCCATGGACCGGTGTCCTTGGCTTTCGATTGCAAGCGCACCTTGTCCACATCGTGTCGGCTCATCACTTCAAACTGCACGCCACCGTCTTTCAGCTTGGCGACCGCGTAAACGTGAGTCAGTTCACCCCGCTCACCATCAGCAGGGATGTGCTCAATGGTTTCGTCCAGGCCCAGGCGATAGACAAAGTGGTCATTGGCATGCACTGCACGGGCGGCAAGGCTCACGATCTGGCCAGAGCGGCGGGCCAGGTCGATCATCCCGCGATAGCCAATGATTAACTGGCAATCAATCCCTACCGTTTGCCATTGGCCACCGACTTTGGCGCGGCGCTCGAATGGCAACAGGTAGGCGTGACCCAGGCCATTACCTGGCTCTAAGCCCAACTGGCTGCACATCATCAAAGCGCCCATCAGGGAGTCCCTTCCGCACTCGGCCAGTTTTGGAACCCGGCGCATCTCGGTCAGCATGATCCGGCCCATGCGCTCTGGGTTCAGGTGCTTGGGCAAGGCCAAAGCCATCTGGGGCTTGAGCTTTTCGATCAGGCTTGCGACTGGATCTTCTTTCTTGGCAACGGCGCGGCCAGTGGCAGCGACCTTCAAAGCAGATGCGGACATAAATCAGGCTCCTTTTTTCAGGCGCAACACGCGCACGGTGGTGGTTTTCTTGAACTTGGCTGCGATCTCCGGATGTGCTTCTTCCAGGGCTTTGCCGTCCAGTCGGGTGGTTGATTGGCCCTTCCACAAGGCAATCTCTTTGCCTTGGTAGGTCAGCAGGGCATGAGGGCTGATGAAGTCAGCAATCGCAAACTGCAAAAACTCGGCGTCTTCTTCAAGGCCTTTGATGCGCTTCTTGATCTCAGCAAGATCACGGACCTTGGTGGCCACGTCAACGGTGGCCTCTACAGCCTTGCCGTTGTCGCTGGGGAATAGCGCTTTGATGTCGTCAAAATCAAGTGGGTCAGGTGGAACATCTGCCAGGACGTGATCAACCCAGAACGACACCAGCTTTTGGCGCATGCCGTCGATGGTTTCGTCATCGCGGCGCACCCAATAGATGCCCACATCGTCAAACGACTTGAGAGCAGCAACAAGGCAAAGGCGGCGGCCTGTGATCATCAGGCCATGCATGAACTGCGCGGCGTACTCAATGGGCACGTCTTCGGTGTCTTCCTCGCCCCACTTCTTTCGGGCAAAGCCGGTCACGCTCTTGGCATCGCCGTTGACATGCTCACCATCCAGCATGACCACTTCATCACCGATGACGACCTCGCCAGTCAAGCGCAGTTCAAAGTCGATCTCGCAAGAAAGAAAGTCATGCTCCGGGTCAACATACCGTTCGTTGTATGTGACCAGCTCGACATCCAGGCCATTGGCCCGCAGCTTGTCGACCACCATGTCACGTATGAAAGGCTCCAGGCGGTGGCCACGGTCATAGACCTTTTGCATGCTGGGAGAGGGGGCGTCCTTCTTCTTGCGGCCTGTCTTTTGCTCCCACAGTTCAACGGGGGTAGCCCAAGGGCTCAGGCCCATGACCGCAGCAGCGTCAGAGCCACCAAGGAACAGTGAGCGGTCAGGATGGGTTTGGATAGGTGTGTTCATGGCTTCAGATATGGAACTTCGTTGGGCGGGATGCGTTCTTCTGCGTTCATGGCAGCGGCCCCACAATCGGCAGGCCGTGATCGATCAGCCAGTAGAAGGAAAGCAGGGCGGCAAACATGACCAGAGCGATGACCGGCACGGTGATATCCAAGCGCTTTTGCTCGGGCTTGCAGTGCTGCTCAAGCTCATCACGGCGGTGCATCTGGATGACGTTGTCTTCGTTGACCGGGTGAGCGGCCATGAAAGCGGCGGCCTTTGCATCGAGGTGAGCGCCCATGTCATCCATGGCGGCGTCTTGTTCGAGTTCGGGTAGTACGCACATGATCAAAACTCCACGCGGCAGGTAACCGAGCGATCACGAATGACGCAATTGCCCATGTAGACCCCGACAGCAGCGCCAACGGCATCGGCGGCGAGGTCTTTGAAAGAAGCCGTGTGCTTGTCTGGGTGCTTGGCGTCATAGACTTCCTTGAGCACACCAGGCACCATGGACACAGCAAACGCGGCCCACTTGTCCTTGATGACCAAACCGGCCACCGTGCCGATGCCAGCAGATCCCATGACGTGCAAGCCTTTGTCTGCTCCGGTCCACTCGTCAGCCTTTGCTGGCTCAGTCGCCACAATCGCGGCCACAGCAGCGACCGACACGGCAGCCATCGCAGCCCACCAGGTGCGTGTGTAGGGGCGGCTCATGGCTTCACCCCCGTGGCTTTGGCGATTACAGAAGCAGCATTCTTTTCAGCATCCGATGCTGACTGGCCAGGTAACCGCAAGCGCTCGCACTGAGCCAGAAGGCGAGTAAGTGCCTCAAGCAACTCAGGCGCATCATCAAACGACGCTGGCGCTGTGATGGTCAATTCTTCGGCGAGGGTCTTTTCTCTACCGAGAGTGCGGGCCGCATAGGCAGCTAGTGCCATACGGATGATGTCGGCACGCTCGCTGAGGTCCGGCGTGTGCTTTGCATGGCTCATCACATGTCCCCCTTGTGGAAGGCGGCGTGACGCGCGGCCATCTTGGCGATGAGCGCAGAGGCTCGCATGCCGACGTCGCTGGACTGCTTCGACACTTCATTGAGGATCACAAGCAGCTCGTTCAGATCCGCGTCACCGGTCTCACCAGCAAAGGAATCCGCGATCACATCGGCCACGGTCCATGTGGATTTGGCAAAGCCAGGGGTAGAAATCTTGGTCTGGGGCCCCGTGCGCAGCGCATTCACAAACTCGCTGTGCAAGTAGGCAGCCGCCAAACCTTCGCGCTTGACTCGCGCTTCGTTGGCCCGTTCGTACTGCGCGGCGGCCAGACTGTTGAAGCAGGGAACGTCCCCGCCAATCACCACGTGTGCATCCATGATCAAGCCTCCACCTTTTCAGCTTCAACTTCCTCGACAGGAGTCCAAGCGCCAACGGTCACGATGTGGCGGAAGCGTTGAGCCATAGCGGCCCTGGCAGCGGCCCAGGCAGCGTCCCTGGCAGCGGCCCAGGCAGCGTCCCTGGCAGCGCCCCAGGCAGCGGCCCAGGCAGCGGCCATGGCAGCGGCCAGGGCAGCGTCCCTGGCAGCGTCCCAGGCAGCGGCCATGGCAGCGTCGGCCATGGCAGCGTCCCTGGCAGCGTCCCAGGCAGCGTCCCTGGCAGCGGCCCAGGCAGCGTCCCTGGCAGCGGCCATGGCAGCGTCCCTGGCAGCGTCGTCCCTGGCAGCGTCCCAGGCAGCGGCCCTGGCAGCGTCCCAGGCAGCGTCCCTGGCAGCGCCCAACGCTTCATCAGTGGCTTGGCCATTTGCATGACGACGAGCCACATCAAGCGCGTTTGTGCTGTGCTTGTCTTGCATCAAGTGGCGAACAGATTCGGCGCAATCGACTGCAAAGTGACGCCACAGCGATGCTTGCTCGGGTTCTGCGCGGCAGCACCACAGCGCATCGTCTAGGCCGTTGCTGTCAAGGATTGTGGCGAACGACAGGGGCTCGTCGTCAGGCTTTGTCTTGCCCAAGTGCTTGAGCAGCTTGGTCCAGCCTTTCGCGCACGGTGAGTGCTCGCGGATTCGATTCAGTGTCGTGTAAACCATCTCTTGCTCCAGGTTGGTTTGTGCGTTGAGATGGAGTATGCGGCAGCGTATAGAGCCTGTCAATACGCAGGCGAATAATTTGTTCGACTGTTACAAATTAACCGTATAGCCCCCTAGAACGAAGTGGGCATCAGGTGTGCGATACGCAACAAAAAACCCGCCGAAGCGGGTTTGGTGGATTGTTGTTCAGCTTTTTGGCTAGAGCATTCGGGTTTAGACCCTCTGCATCCATCAAAGCCTGAAGTAACTGTCTCGGTTCCATGAGCGTAACTATGCGCGAATAAATAATACGCCAGGGCATTGCATTTCTATACGGCAGCGAATAGAATGCACAGCATGAGCACGACAACAGAACTCCTCAAGCTGCTGCGAACTGAGTTCCAGCTTACTCAAACCGAGATTTCCAAGCGTACTGGAATTCCTCAGCCGAGGTTGTCTCGCTGGGAGCAGGAAGCCCCGGCTGTTGCAGACGATGCCTTGAAGATTGAGCAGCTTGTTCGCTCGATGAAGAAGCCCCGCAAGACCCGCGCCGCCAAGGCCCCGGCCACCGCGCAGGAGGTCTGAGCCATGACGCAGCAAGTAGCCATACTCTTTGCCAGGTCCGACTCGCATTACAAAGCAATAGCAGGTTGTGACGTCTGGGACATAGAGCGCGATGCGCGCAAGTGGCCAGGCGGCAACCCAGTTGTTGCACATCCACCATGCCGCGCTTGGGGGCGGCTTAGCTATTTCGCTAAGCCGCGTGAAGGCGAAAAGGACTTGGCAATTCAAGCTGTCGCCCACGTCCGCCAGTTTGGCGGTGTACTTGAGCACCCCTTCCGATCCAAACTCTGGCCTACGCTCAACCTTCCTTTGCCAGTACCTGGTGAACGAGACGAATTTGGCGGATGGACTCTGTTGATCAGTCAGCACTGGTGGGGGCACCGAGCCGAAAAGCTCACTTATCTGTACATCGTGGGATGCGAACCCAACGATATCCCACCGATCCCTCTTCACCTTGGGCACGCCACGCATGTGATTGCCCAGAGCCGCAACCGCCGAAAGGATGGGCGGCGCCTTCGCAAAGGCATGCCTGGATGGCGTCCTGAAGTGACAAAAGCAGAGCTCGAGCACACCCCCCCACAGCTTGCCGCGTGGCTCGTTGATTTGGCACAGCGCTGCAAGAAAGGTTGACCCATGCAACCCCATCACATCCTCATTGGCCTGGCGCTGCTTGTCGCTGGTATGGCCATTTGCTTTGGCCTGGGCCTGTACAGCCTGCGCAACGTCACGCTGACGCCTGACGAGCCCGACGCTTTTAAGTAACCCAGTTAGCCGCCCTGGGTGCTTGGCGGCGCATTGAGAACCAATCCAATGAAAACCTACATCGGAACCAAGATCATCAACGCGCAACCCATGACGCGTCAGGCCTACAACGACCTGCGCGGCTGGGCTGTGCCAGAAGATGAGAACCCATCTGATGCCGGCTATCTGGTCGAGTACCTGGATGGCGGCGCAGCGAACGTGCCCGGTTATGCCGGGTATGTGTCCTGGTCGCCGGAAGGTGTCTTTGAGAAGGCCTACCGCAAGACTGAGCGCATGACGTTCGGTGATGCGCTGATCTTCCTGAAGGAAGGCAAGAAGCTGGCCCGTGCAGGCTGGAACGGCAAGGGGATGTTCCTGTTCTTGGTGCCCGGCTCCACATTCCAGGTGAGCCGCGCGCCTCTGCTGGGCATCTACCCCGAAGGCCACACGGTCAACTACTGCCCACACATCGACATGAAGACCGCCGACGACAAGGTGGTGCCTTGGCTCGCAAGTCAAACCGACATGCTGGCCGACGACTGGGCTGTGATCGAGTTTTGACCCGCTATGTCCCCGCGCACTACCACCATCAGCGTGTCCACGACTCCAGAGTCGGGCGCCGTCCTCCCTGAGCGCTTGCTTTGCGCTGATGAGGTGCGCGGGGCTTTTGACTTCCCAAAACAGGAGGCGTTGATATGAATGAATACACCTTGGTCGTGGACTGGAAGCCTGTCCAGCGCCACGCAGCCCAAGCACGCCTGACCGTGATGGAAGAGCTGCAAGCCATGAGGGCCGCAGCATGACAGCTCGCAAAATCCAAACCAGTCGTCCAGTCCATCAGCAAGAAAGACCAAGCAAAGACTTGCTGCTGAACCTGCTTGCAAATCGTGGTCCCCAGACTGTCGCCCAGCTTGCCAAGGATGCCTGCATGGCTCCACGTTGCGCTCGTGGTCACCTGGAACTGCTGCGCACCTATGGTGAGGCTTTCCGCATCGAAGGAACATCGCCAATCATTTGGGCCAACAAGCCAATGGCCCTGAATGAGTTGCCTCGCCTTTCTGCGGATGAGGTCGAGCAGAACTATTCCCGCAGAACCAGGCGGGATGCCAAGTTCGATGACTCGTTTTCGATGCCAGTCATCAAACGCATGATCCCAGCCGGCCAGTGGCGCATCGATCACCCGGTGGCGCCGGCCTCCATCTTCAGCATGGGGGCCGTGTGAACTTCTTCAAACTCTACATCGGCGATTACCAGCGCGACACAGCACATCTGTCGGTGACTGAGCACGGCGCCTATTTGCTGATGCTGCAGCACTACTACGCAACGGAAAAGCCTTTGCCTGTTGGTAAGGCTTTGCACCGCATGTTGAGGGCTCAAGACAAGGCAGAGCGCGATGCGATCGATGCAATCGTGGCTCAGTTCTGGACTGAAACGCCAGACGGTTTGGTCAACGAACGTGCAGACGTCGAGATCACGAAAGCCAGTGCGCAAGCAGAAACGAATCGAGCCATCGCACAAGCACGAGAAGCCAAACGAAAGTCATCACGCGCAAGCAACGAACAGAGCACGAATCGTGCAACGAACGATCAACCTAACCAGACACCAGACACCAGACACCAGACTAATACCGAGAGTAATCGTCATACCGAGAGTATTCGTCACGAGGCTCCCGACGACGATTTCAATGCCCGATCCCTTTCGGATGATTTTGCCCCCCAGAAGTGGGAGGCTTGGCGAATCTGGTTTCAGGACGAGTACGGCCTTGAGCATGACCCGTACTCGCAGCAAGACCGATCGAAGTTCAGGCCATTGGCTCAAGGCTGGATCAACGCCAAGGTCACTGTGGGCCAAATGCGCAAGGCGGTTGCCAAGGCAAAGGCCGAATCCAAGGAGCCGATCGCCTACCTTCCGGGCTATGTGGACCGCGTCTTGTCTGCGATGCAAATGCCGTCAAACGCCCAGTTTGAGCGCCCATTGACACCGGCAGAGCGAGCCGCTTACCAGGCCTCTCCGCACATCTGCAACGAGCGAGTTCGACGCCTCATGCAGGCCGAACAGGCCGCGCAAAACCCCACCAACGTGATCGACATGGAGGCCAACAATGGCACTACCCGCCTCTTGGGTTGACCGGATCTTTTCCGAACTGCAACTGGCCTATGGGCACCGGTTTTTGTCTCAATGGCCAGGAGTCGAAGTCGATGTGATCAAGGCCGATTGGGCAAGAAAGCTGGACGGTTTCGAGGCCCATCCTGAAGCCATCCGCTACGCGCTTGACAACGTCCCAGCCGATCAGCCTATCAACGCTTTGCAGTTTCGCGATCTGGCCAGACGGTCACCGGCTAAGCCTATGCCGTCCCTTCCAGCGCCAGAGGTCAACAAGGAGGCTGCAGCCAAGGCGCTGGCAAGCGCTTCCAAGGCTTTCCGTGGATCGGTTGACAGGCTTGACCCCATCCGAAACCTCATGCAGCGTGAGCTGGATGGCGACAAGCGACTGACCAAGTTTCAGCGTGAGTTTTGGCGCAAAGCTCTACGCAGTGAGCTGCTTCTCAAGGGCATCGATACCGCAACGCCGTTTGATTCGCCCGATCTGCGTGCTGCGTTGAGCAAAGGCGGCGCAGCCCCAACAAAACGCGAAACCGAGCAACCCGCGCGCGAAATGGAGGTTCCAGCATGACCACGCCCGACACCTGTCTGCGTTGCGGCAAGCCTGGCCACACGTCGAGTAGCTGTAGGGTTGAGCTGCCGACAAAAAACCCGCCGAAGCGGGTTCATGCGCGGGCTTTGTCTATGGCTTTTTCCAGCCATTCCCGCCCAAGAGCTTGGAGTTTTTCCCATCGCGCATCATCAAGCCGGATGCTGCGTGGTTTGGTCGGCGCTTCGTGCCCCGGCGGTGCCGGTGGACGCCCGCGCTTGGCGGGTGGCTTGGGGTCAGTCATCGGTGGGCTCGTCCGTGTCAATGCTGACGCCGCCACGGGCGTTGACGTTGTAACCAGCGCGTTGCAGGACATTGCTGGCCATGATCGTGGCCTGGTCGTGATCGATGCCGCGCTCGCGGGCTGTTGTGTACTCGTCAAGGGCTTGGATGCCAGCTTCGCAGTCGGCAAAAAAAGCGTCAGACGGGGAAAAGCGGGCGTTGAGTTGCATGGTGCGCTCCTTGGTTTGCTTATTTCAGGCGTTGCCGACGATACTCAGCGCCAGATCGCGCAAAGCGTTGGTGCTTACATCGTCAAGCTGGGTCAATTCGTGGTCGATTTGCTCCGCTGTGTAGATTTCAGCGGCGTTCATTTCAGCGGTGCGGGCGCGCTTTGCGACAGCAAGCCAGGCCCCACGCTTCGCGGCTTCGACGATTGCGCGGCCAGTGTTCACGCCGATCTTGGCGGGAGGCATCGGAAGTGCATCCACAGCCTTTGCTGCTTCGATGTCGGCGATCAGGTGTGTGTAGTTGCTCATTTCGTTCCCCTTGATTTGCTGGACCGCACCGCGCTGTCCATGGGTATTAATGTAATACGAGAAACTCAGCGAGTCAACAATTATTTTGTAACACGATCAAATCAGGTGGCAGCATGATAGTCATCGGAATCGACCCAGGCACCCATACAGGCTATGCAGCGTGGGACATGGAGCGCAAGGTGCTGTCCGCAGTCAAGACGCTCAAGATCCACCAGGCCATGGAATTTGTGCTGGAGGTGCATGCGTCTGGCTTGCTGCACTCCGTTACCTTCGAAGATGCCCGCCTGCGCACTTGGTTCGGAAAAATGGACAGGGAGCAGGCGAAATACGGGGCCGCTGTGCGCGAGGGCGCCGGATCAGTTAAACGCGACTGCACCATCTGGGCCGATTTCCTTGGCCACCACGGCATCGCATACCGCGCCGTAGCTCCCCAGGCTGGCGCTACCAAGTGGGGCGCTGAGCAGTTCGCCAAAGCCTTCGGATGGGCAGGGCGCACATCAGAGCACGCCCGTGACGCCGCACTCTTGGTGGTGGGCAAATGACTTTGATCCTCCGTCCCACCGGCAAAGGCAACTGGCGCACAGCCCGCATGAGCATCGAGGGCGGCCACGCGCTGCCTCTCCTGTTTCGCGTCGGTCAGCTCCTGCCCATGGGCGGCATCACGTTTCGCATTTGTGAGGTAGTCCTATGAAACCAACTCGCGCCCCAGACTGGGCCGCCATGATCTTGCAACTGCGCGCCAAGGGCATGACCTTTGCTCAAATCGGCCAGGGCATCCAGTCGATGCTCACCGAACGCATGCTCAAACACTACGCCTCAGGCGCTCAACCTGCCCACTGGCGTGGAGAGTTGCTTATCACCCTATGGTGCACAACAACCAAATCAACGCGCGAATCTGTCCCCATGTGCGACCTTGTGCGTGGGCACCGAGCCATGCGCAAAGAGCCAGAGCAAGGGCCAAGGCTGCAGAACCTACCTCAATGGCCGGCCGTGCCAAAAGAGAAGGCAAAGACCAAGCCCAAGAGCAAAAAGACAGAAGCGGTGGGGGTGTGAGATGACGCCAAAGCAAGAGAACTTCGTCAGGGAATACCTGATCGATTTGAATGCAACCCAAGCAGCAATCCGTGCCGGATACAGCAAAAAGACGGCCGAAAAGATTGGGTCCGAAAACCTCAAGAAACCAGAGATTGCCCAGGCTTTGGCAGCGCAAATGAAGAAACGTCAAGAGGCTGTCGGGCTTTCCGCTGAGCGAGTCTTGCTTGAGCTGGCCCGTATTGTGACGTTTGATCCGCGCAAGCTATTTGGCGATGATGGCATGCCCATTCACATCAGTTCGCTCGATGATGACACGGCCGCAGCAATTTGCGGCATTGAGGTTGTTACGATAGGCAATGCAGAGCAGGGCCTTGGGCAAATCACGAAATACAAGATTTCGGACAAAAACAGCGCCATCACCAATGCGATGCGCCATTTGGGATTACTCAAGGACAAGCTGGAAGTGTCAGGCTCGGTGAAGGTCGGGCAGCTGCTGAGCGATGTCAGAAAGCGCATAAATGGCGAATGATGTGGATGCCGAGTTGATCACTCTGATTGATCAAGAAGGCTTGGCGCTTGACCCGCTGAAATACGCAAAGGGTTTCTTCCCGTGGGGTGAGGGAGAGTTGGCTAAGCACCCAGGGCCACGGGCATGGCAGGCCGATGTGTTGTCCGACATTCGGGATCATCTGCAGAACCCGGAGACACGATTTCAGCCTTTGCGCATAGCGGTGGCGTCTGGCCACGGCATTGGTAAGTCTGCCGAGATTGGCATGATCATCAACTGGGCCATGTCAACGTGCGATGACTGCCGCGTGGTTGTGACAGCCAACACGGAAAGCCAGCTACGGACAAAAACATGGCCAGAGGTCACGAAGTGGGCACGCTTGAGCTTGACGGCCGAGTGGTGGGCAACGCCCGCGCTTTCCGTCTACAGCAAAGAGCCAGGCCGGGAGAAGTCATGGCGGGCGGACGCCACCCCATGGAGCGAGAACAACACGGAAGCCTTCGCCGGCCTGCATAACCAGGGTAAGCGGATCATCCTGATATTCGATGAAGCGTCTGGCATTGCCGACAAGGTATGGGAAGTTGCAGAGGGTGCGCTGACCGACGAGGACACGGAAATCATTTGGATTGCATTCGGCAACCCAACGAACGCAACGGGCCGATTCCGCGAGTGCTTCGGGAAATACCGCCACCTTTGGAAGACCAGGCACATCGACAGCCGCACGGTCGAAGGCACCAACCGCAAATACCTGGACGAGATGGTGGCCACCTATGGCGAAGACAGCGACATCGTCAAGGTTCGTATCCGTGGCCAGTTCCCAAGTCAATCGGTCACGCAGTTCATCAGCACAATCTCAGTCGAAGAGGCTCAAGCCAGGGAATTGGCGTTCAAAGATCCTGGGGCCCCTTTCATCCTCGGCGTTGACATAGCCCGATTTGGAGATGACGAAAGCGTCATTCGTGGCCGGAAGGGCAGGGATGGGCGGGTGATCAAGCCAATCAAGTGGCGCGGCATGGATACTGTGTTCAGCGCCGGAGAAGTGGCCAAGGCCATTCAACGCTATCAGCCCGATGCTGTCTTCATTGATGGCGGAGGCGTTGGCGGCGGTGTGGTTGACATCCTGAAGTCTCAGGGATACCGCGTGATCGAGGTGAATTTCGGTTCTGCGGCATCCGACCCAAAGAAGTACGCCAACAAGCGCGCCGAGATGTGGGGGCTGACGCGAGATTGGCTGGCCACGGGCGCACTGGAGCCAGATCAAAAGCTGCTCGATGACCTGACTGGCGTTTGGTACGGGTACGACAAAGACAGCCGAATCCAGCTTGAAAAGAAAGAGGACATGAAAAGGCGGGGCCTTTCTTCACCTGACGACGGTGACGCCTTGGCGCTGACGTTTGCGGGCCCAGTTCAGAGGTCGGACATGAAGACTAGCCGAATAGCCAGCTCCAGGCAGCGCATGTCTGTGACGGACTATGACCCACTAGCCTAGGGAAAAACGTTCCTCGTCAGCAAACCCACCATGCAGGTGTTTATCGCAATGGTGGGCCCATGTCACTCAAAAAACCTGTTCAATCGCTGGTAACTCTGGGGCTCGGTGGCATTGGCGGAGCGACCGCGTTAGCGGCTGGAAAAGCTATGCAACACGCTGAGGCAAATCTGGAAGCCCCTGGCGCTCCGCCTGTCATTGAGGACACTCAGGCCAAGGCTCAGGCTCAGGCCGATATGCTTCGCCGCCGCAAAGGTCGCGCCGCATCCATCCTGACGAGCCCCAACAAGATGGCGGCACCCACAACTGCAGCCAAGCAGCTGCTGGGGGAGTGATGGACTACGAATCGCGGATGCGTGCGTTTGACCGCGTCAAGGCAAAGCGCGGCAACTGGGACACGACCTTTCAGGAGATCGCCGAGCGTGTCATGCCTCAAATGGCTGACTTCAACACGCGGCAAGCCGAGGGCGCCAAGCGGACAGAAAAGATGTTCGACCCCACGGCCGGCCTGGCTGCACAAAAGGCGGTGTCTGCAATTGCTGCCTTTGCTTGGCCGTCGAATCAGCGTTATCAGAAGCTGACCACGAACAACAAAGAGCTGAACAAAATCCAGCGCGTCAAAGCCTGGTTTGATGACGCCACAGACAAGCTGTTCGAGGCACGCTATTCGCCTCGCGCTGCCTTCGAGTCCCAAATGAGCGAGTCGGCCCTGACCTCGTTTGTGTTCGGCACGGGCGGCATGTTCCTTGATGAGGACATCAAGCGACGCTGCTTCCGTTACAAGTCGCTGAGCCTGGCCCGCACGTACATCGTGGAGGGTGCAGATGGTCGCATTGATACGGTGTACCGCTGCTGGGAATGGACGATCCGCCAAATTGCATCCCGCTTCAAGAGCATCCCTGACGCCTTGCGCCAGAAGCTGGAGAGTCGCGCAGATGACATGGTGGAGATCGTCCACATCGTGTGCCCGCGTGATGACGTAGACCCTGAGCGTTTGGGTTACCACGGCATGCCATGGGCGTCGTGCTACTACCTTCCTGGCCACGACAAGTTCGTTCTGGAAGAGGGCGGCTATCGATCCTGGCCGTTTGGCTTTCATCGCTACATGACCAGCCCCGGCGAGGTCTATGGCCGCTCTCCTGCATGGATGGCACTGTCGTCCATCAAGGTGCTAAACGCACAGAAAAAGTCGATCCTTCAGGCTGCACAGAAGGCGGTCGATCCCCCGTTGCTTGCCTCAGAGGACGGCGTGCTGTCTGCATTCTCGCAGGTGCCCGGAGCGGTGAACTATGGTGGGCTGGACAGCCAAGGAAACCAGCTTGTAAAACCGCTGATCACTGGCGCCAATGTCGGCATCGGCCTGGACATGATGGACAAAGAGCGCGAGATCATCGCGGGCGCCTTCATGATGGACGTGTTCCGCGTGCTGGTCGAGCATCCCAACATGACGGCCACCCAGACAATGGAGTTGATGAACGAGCGCGCGACCATCATGGCGCCCATCGTCAGCCGCTATGAGTCTGAGCACTTCAGCCCAATGACAGAGCGAGAGCTTGATTTGCTTGTGCATGCTGGCCAGCTGCCACCAATGCCGCCCGAGTTGATCGAGGCTGAAGGCGAGTACAAGATCGAATACACCAGCCCCATGCGTCGGGCCATGCGCTCATCTGAGGCCATTGCCATCACACGCACCCTGGAAGCTGTCACCCCCATGGCGCAAATTGACCCAAGCGTGCTGGATTCGTTCGACCTCAACGAATGCGCCCGCGAGATTGGAGAAATCAACGGCATGCCAGCCAAGTGCTTGCGGGACATCGAAGAGCTGAAGGCGCTCAAGGAAAAGCGCGCAACTGATCAACAGGCCGCTCAACTGCTTGAGGCTGCCCCCGTCGTTTCTCAAACCGCCGCGAACATGGCCAAGGTGCAAGCCGCTGGCGGCCTGGTCCCCGGCTTCTAAAGGGTAATCCATGGCCTGGAATGAGTCGTTTGAGCGCATCCGCGCTCGCATGCACCATCGCATGTTCGCCTATCAAGCGCTGTTTGTGACACGCGCACCAGAGGGGAAACAGGACGTTGACACGGCGCCATGGTGGGCCTTTTGGCGCAAGCCCAAGGCGCACGCGCTATCTCCTGCTGGAGACATCGTGCTGCGCGACCTGGCCGCCTATTGCTACGTGGGCAAAACCACCATGAAGGTGTCCCCTTCAACGCAGCAAACAGACCCCTACGCAATGGCATTCGCGGAAGGCCGCCGCGATGTTTTCAACCGAATCACGGCCATGTGCAACCTCACGACAGAACAGATCGAACGAATCGCAGCCTACAGGAGCAATGACGAATGAACATCTTCAAGCGAAACATTCTGATGAACCAAGCCAGTGACGGCGGCGGCGCCCCTGGTGGCGCACCTGCCGGTGATGGTGGAGCTACGCCACCCGGTGGAGGCGCTGGCGCTGCTGCACAACCACCCGTAGGCCATGGCATCGCATGGCTCCCCGCCGATGTCGACGCCGAGATGGTTGGTCATGTCCAGAACAAGGCGTGGCAATCCCCGGTCGATGCCATCAAAGGCCACCGCGAACTGGAAAAGCTGCTTGGCGCAGATCGTGCTGGTCGAACCATCACAGTGCCAACTGACCCCGCAGCGCCTGAGTGGGGAGCCCTGTATGACAAGCTTGGTCGGCCAACCTCGCCAGATGGCTACAAGCTCAGCGAAGTGCAAGGCGCCGATCCTGCGTTCTCCAAGGCTGCCGCTGAGCAGTTCCACAAACTGGGCATCAGCGCAAGCCAGGCAAAGGGCCTGATGGAGTGGTATCAGGCTACAGGCGCCGGTATGACAGAAGCCCAGCAGGCAGCCGAGCAAGCCGCACTTGAGGCTGAGCACCAAGCATTACAAAAGGACTGGGGCACCGGACCTGATGCTGACGCGCGCCGTGAGTTGGCTCGCCGTGCATGCCTGAACCTGGGTTTGGATGAGCAGGCTGTCAACGCCATGGAAAAGGTGGCCGGCTTCTCCAAGGTCATGAAGGCATTTGCCAAGGTGGGTGACCTCATGCGCGAGCACGGCGCCGAAGGCCTGGGTGAGATCGGCTCCTTTGGCACAACGCCAGAAGGCGCCAAGGCCAAGCGCACGCAACTGATGGCAGACGCTGGATGGCGCACAAAAGCCATGGTGCCCAACAGCGCCGAATGGGCCGAGCTGCAACGACTCGACCGCATTATTTCAAGCACCCTCTAACAAGGGAAAAACGTTCCTCTCCTGAAGACAGAAAGTCCAGCCATCGGATAAGCCCACGGGCCCCGATAGCTGGCCGGCAAGCGGCTCGGGTGGCGCACGACAAGCGCAAGCAGGCCCCCGATTGGGACAAGCCAGGCGAACAAAAACCTGACCTGTAACTGTCCAAGGAGAGCCAACATGGCCACCGGATCTAATGCTTTTTACAGCCAGCAATACGCCTCCGCCGTTGAGCTGCTGGCCCAGCAACTGACACCCAAGGTTGCATCGCTGTTTACCCCCATGACCGCCGTTGGCAAAGCCGCGACTGTCGTCAACCAGATCGACGCCTTCGAGGCCGATGAACGCTCGTCTCTGTACGACAACATTGTCTTTGGATCGGTCACGCACAACCGCCCATGGGTGTACCCGCGTCACTTCGACAAGGCCATCCCGTTCGACAGCATCGAGCAGATGCAAATGAACGCCAACCCCACCAGCGAGTATGTGCAGGGCGTGATCGCTGCACTGAACCGCAAGATGGATGACGAAGCCATTCGCGCATTCTTCGCTGACCGAAATGTCGGAGAAGCTGGCAGCACCACCGATTCGTTCTCGTCGTCCTATCAGGTTGGCGTGAACGTCGGAGGCACCGCGTCCGGCCTGAACGTCGAGAAGATCCAGAACGCCCTGCAGATCCTGCGTGAAAACGAGGTCGAAGGTGAGCAGCTCAACTGCATCATCAGCCCCAAGCAAGAGCGCAACCTGATGAACGAGATCGAGGTGACCTCTTCCGACTTCACGGCCAAGATGATCATCGACAAGGGCACCATGTTCGGCTCTGGCTTCATGGGCATCAACTGGGTGATCAGCAATCGCTTGCTGACGGACGCATCCAGCTATCGCCGCATCCCCTTCTTCACCAGCAAGGGCATGTCCTTCTGCACCTGGGACGGTGGCATCAAGACCAGCGTTGACCAACGCAAAGACCTGCGCGGCCAGCCTTGGCAAGTCTACGGAGAGGGCCACTTTGGCGCAGTTCGCCGTGATGCCAAGAAGGTCATCGAAATCAAGTGCTCTGAAGCCTGATCCGGCTGATCCACAAGGAGAAATCAAATGGCACAAGTTGCAATCAAGAGCACGGCGGTTACCAACGCCAACACGACCCCGCGCACCCAGAACACGGTTGGCATTGAAGGTGGTCAGGTTATTCGTGCTGTCAATGGCCTGGTCACGCTCACCAGTGGCAACACTGAAGCGGCTACCCTGGCTGCCGGCGCATCGACATACCGCGTTGGCAAGATCCGCTCGGACGACTTCATCGACCGCGTGCGCATCGACACCACCGCAGACATGGGCACAACCACGGTGGTAGACGTTGGCCTGTACGACTTGCTGACCCACAGCAATGGCGGCACGGTGGTCGATCAAGACTTTTTCGCGTCGTCTGTGTCGCTGAAGGATGGCGCGCTGTCCAACACCGATCTGACATTCGAGGCAGGCGCAGCAGGTGGCTTGATCACCAACGCTGAAAAGCGTGTGTGGGAAATGCTCGGCCTGTCCTCCGACCCCGGCAAAGAGTACGACGTGGCACTGACCCTGACTGGCGCCTGCGATGGCACAGGCACGGCCCTGGTGCGCGTCTACGTGGTCCGCTGATCGTTCACACGGCGGGGCGGTTCGCTGCCCCGCGCTCTTGAAAGGGGTCACACATGGCCAATCGTTATTACAGCGCCAGCCTGGGGCAGGACAAAACGCTGGTCGCTGAAACCGCGTCCACCACTGCCGGCGCAAGTGTCGAGGTGCGTATCACCTATGACGCCACCGGCATGACCAAGCAAGAGGCGCTCAAACTGCTGGAGCAGATTGAGTACCGCATTGTCGAAGACACGTTCCCACCTGTTTGATCTGGAGTAGCGCATGCCTCAACTTCTGAGCAACGCAAGTGCCACCGGATCTGCTGCTCAGTGGGGCGGTGGCGCTGGTGTTTTTTCTGCATGCGGCACGTTCAGTGGCGCAACTGTCACGCTGCAGTTTCTTGGCCCCGATGGCTCCACATGGGTCGCTGTTGGCTCTGACACGACGCTGACCGCCAATGGCGGTGGCGGCTTTGTGCTGCCACCTGGCCAGATTCGTGCAGCCATCAGCGGCGGCCCTCCGTCTGGTATGTATGCGCAAGCGGAGCAGGTCAAATGAGTGGGCTCACATTTCCATTGAACCCGCTCAATGCGCTGCGCAAAAAGGTTAACTCAACCGGCCAGACCGTGCTGGATGATGCGAGCGATTTGGCGCTTGGGCAGACCTATGGCTACTACCATGTGCCAAGCGGTAGCGGGGACGTAGAGCTTAATGAGGCGGTGGCATGGCTGCAAGCTCGGTTCCCGTTTGGGGTCATCAAGCTGGACCCGTTTGGGTCTTACACACTTGGGGACACTTGGGCTATTGAGACCGGAGTGGTAGGCGTTGATGGCAACCGCTCCAAGCTCAATGCCCAAAGCCTATCGGCGGCAAATGAGGCAATTCTGCTCACCAACACGACCAACGGCGACAACGGCACACAATACCCGTTCTCATCGTTTGTTGATGACGTATATGTCATAGGCAATAGCGGCTCAACGCGCGATTACAACGCGGTCGGCATCCGCGCCAACACGGCAATCAACAACTCGAGCGTGCGCTGCGCGATGCGCAACGTTTTTGTGGATTCCTTTGGGACCGGGATCTCAGTAGGCTCACGGGCTTACATGCTCAAGGGTTACGAGGTGTACGCAAAGACATGCGGAACGGGCTTGCTATTTGAGTCAGGCGTGACCGACTACGCCGAGAACGTGACTTTCCAAGGCGGTGCGATTTACAACTGCGACACGCTAATCAAGTCGCTCGCGGGCCACCGATTCACGCTACAAGCCGTTTCCCTTGACTATTTCGGCGACAAAACTGGTGGACGGATTACTGCCAGCGACCGGAGCCTTGACCTACAAGCTGGTACTGTGGCCGAACTGTACGCATGCCACCAAGAGTGGGAGTACGGGTTAGTCGCAGGCCAGACCAATAGCCCGATCCGGCTGACTGGTGCGAACACCAAACTGATCATGAAGGGCGGCTATTTCGGCACGCCGAGCACGACGCGAACATACCTGTTTAACGGGATGATTTCTAGCGATAACTCTTCGCAGGAAATCATCATTGAGGACGTGCGTTGCTCAAATCTGGGGCGTACAGGCCAGCCAACGAACGACGATCAAATGGTGATCGGCTCATCCAGCAACGGAACTGGTTCGATTGGTCACGTCGTGTGCCGCAACTTGATCGCGCACAACAACTCGCTAAACGACCTACCGACGTTCATCAGTTTGACGAACGGCCCTGGCGCCAACTTCCAGCGCAACGGCGTTGACGATCCGCACAGTGAGTTGAGCAAGCGTATTGTCGTGACCGGCACGGCTGCCGTGGCGAGCGTGGGCACTACGGACGGCGGGGTAACCGCCAGAAACAGCACCGGCAATATGCTCAAGATCACAGGAGCTGGAAAGGTTCTGATCAGCTTCCCGAACTACGATCCATCGCGGCGGTTTCAGTGGGGATTGTTCCTAAATGTGAGTCAGGGGGTTGGTACAACGATCACCGTCAAACAACGAGATTGCACAGTGGTCCAGAAGTGGGACGGCTCAACCGGCATCACCGTTTCAGCCGATACCCGCAATAGCTACTCATCAGCCACAAAGACCATCACGCTTGGTGGTACCAACCAATTTGAGCGAGTGGGTTGGAAGGACGTGTTGTCAGGGCCAACGTGGTCTTCTCGGATGACGTCAGATGTCATAGCGATTGAGATTGACACAGCCAACATGACCAGCGGTGCAATCTATCTTGACGACTCGGCCAACTCGCTGATGTAAGCCATGACCTCCGGCCCATCCTACGCGCTGCGAAATTCCATCAAGGAGAGCCTAGATGGCCTCATCGGTTGAAATCTGCAACATCGCATTGACCAAGCTGGGGGCCGCGCGCATCACCAGCTTGAGCGACAACACGAAGCAGGCACGAGCGCTCAATGCCATCTTTGATTCGGTGCGTGATGCTGAACTGACCAAGCACCCTTGGTCGTTTGCCATCAAGCGGGCAGAGATCCCGGCAAGCAGCACGGCGCCCGTGTTTGGCTGGGATAAGGCGTACCCGCTCCCATCCGATTACCTGAAGGTCGTCCAGGTTGGCGACACGTATGCCTTCTATGACAGCGGTGAAGCTGGGGCGCTGTTTGATGTCGAGGGCGGCTCCATCCTGACGGATGAGGTGTCCCCGCTTCAGATTCGTTACGTCTACCGGATCACCAACTCTGGGCTATTCCCTGCGCTGTTCGTTCGGACCCTGGCGCTTCAACTGGCGGCCGACGTGTGCGAAGAGCTTACCCAAAACTTAAGCAAGCGTGAGGCAGCCGTGGCCGAATACAAGGACGCCATCCGTGAGGCCAAGCGCTCCAATGCAATCGAGCGCCCGCCGCAGCGTGTGCCGGATCTGTCCTGGGTTCGCGCGATGACTGAGGGCTGACATGGGTAAGTTCAACCCGATTCAAACGTCATTCAACTCAGGTGAATGGTCGCCGCTGATGTATGGCCGCACCGATGTGGGCAAGTACGCATCGGCATGCAAGCAGATGGTCAATTTCCTGCCAAGCGTAGAGGGTCCAGCCTTTGCGCGTGGGGGAACGATGTTTGTCGCAGAGGTTAAGAACTCAGCGAATCGCACATGGCTGATGCGCTTTGAGTTTTCGGCCACTGACGCCTACATGCTGGAGTTTGGTGACCAGTACATTCGCTTTTACACAAACCGCGCACAGGTGCAAGTCTCTGGCGTGTCTGCCTGGGTGACGGGCACGGTCTACGCTGTGGGCGCACTGGTGAGCAACGCGGGCACAAACTACTACTGCAAGACGGCGCACACGGCCGGCGCCACGTTCGCGGGCGATGCGGCGAAGTGGTACGCCCTCAGCGGCACGATCTATGAAATCCCAAGCCCCTACGCTGCAGCCGATCTGACCAATGATGATGGGTCGTTTGCGATACGCTACGTCCAGACTGGTGATGTGGTGTACCTGGTGCATGGTGCCTATGCGCCTCGCAAGCTGTCGCGCTATGGCGCCACGGACTGGCGAATGGAAGAGGTGGTCTTCTCGCCGCCGCCTTTTGCTGAGGAAAACACCGGCACTACGACTGTCTACGCAAGCGCAAAGACTGGCGCTGTGACCTTGACTGCATCGGCTTCTCTGTTCACTGCGGCCCACGTTGGCCAGTACATCAAGCTGACGGAAAAGGATGTGCGCGACGTCAAGCAGTGGGAGGCTGGCAAGGCCGTCATCATTGGCGACATCCGCCGCAGCAATGGCAAGAACTATTCAGCGCTCAACGCAGCCACCACCGGCGGTGTCAAGCCAGACCACTCAGAAGGCGCCGCCTACGATGGCGACACAGGTGTGCAGTGGCAGTTTGACGATCCTGGCTATGGGTGGGTGAAGATCACCGGCTACACCAACGCCACCACGGTGACGGGCACGGTGATCTCTCAATTGCCAGATGGCGCTGTGACCGCTGGCAAGGCAACCAAGCGCTGGGCCTTCTCGGCATGGAATGCCACTGATGGCTACCCTACAGCTGTCACCTTTTTCCGCGAGCGCTTGACGCTTGCCAGAGACCGAACCGTTTGGTTTTCGGTCACCGCAGATTTTGAGAACTTCGCCACCGAGATCGACAGCGTCATCACGGCCGACGCGAGCTTTGAGCGCACCTTGTCCAGCGACCGAAACAACTCTATCCGCTGGATGTCGCCCGGTGATGTGCTGCTAGTCGGAACGATGGGTGATGAATGGGCCATTGCCAAGACCACGACGACCGACCCATTTGGCCCCAATAACTGCGAGGCCAAGACGCAAAGCACCTACGGATCGAACTACGTACAGCCACAGCGCATTGGCAATGAGGCCATGTTTGTGCAGAAGTCGGGCCGCAAGGTGCGCGCGATGCGCTACGAGTACTCGGAAGACGGCTTCAAGTCTCCAAACGTGGTGCTGCTGTCCCGACACATCACGAAGACCGGGATTGTGGACATGGCCTATCAGCAAGAGCCGTGGTCCATCCTTTGGGCATGCCGCACGGATGGCACGCTGATCGCCATGACTTTTGATCGGGACCAGGACGTGACCGGCTGGCACCAGCACCCCATGTCGGGTGTGTCGGTCGAGTGTGTCGAATGCATCCCTGCGCCTGACGGTGAGAGTGATGACCCATGGTTGATTGGCCGGCTGACGGTCAATGGATCGACCAAGCGGTATATCGCTTACAAGCACCCTGAGGCCGACGACGAGACGGCCCAAGAGGACTGGATCTATTCAGACATGGCCAGCACATACGATGGGGCGCCAGCCACAACCATCTCAGGGCTGAGCTACCTGGAAGGCAAAGAGGTTTGGGTTCTGGCGGATGGCGCTCGCCACCCCAACAGAACAGTGTCAGGTGGGCAAATCACGCTACAGCGTCAGGCAAGTGTGGTGCAGGTTGGCCTGCCATGCATTGGCTACCTGCAAAACCTGAACATTGACGGCGGGGCTGCGGCCGGCACATCCCAGGGCAAGACTAAGCGCATCAACGCTATGGCATTGCGGCTGGACAACTCATTGGGTGGAACCGCTGGTCCAAGCACTGATCTGCTCGAGGAAATCAGATACCGTACACCCGATGTCCCGATGGACAGCGCGCCGCCTCCATTTACGGGTGATGTCGAGATCGAATGGCCAGGTGACTACAGCACAGAGGCCACTGTGTTGATTGTCAAAGACCGGCCCATGCCGCTGACCGTGGTGGCCATCATGCCGCAGATGGTTGTGCAAGAGGGTAGATGATGCCGATCACCGTTGTCGATCTCGGTGACGATCATCTACGCCAAATCAGGGTGCAGCCCAGCCAGGTTGAAGAGGCTGAACTAGAGTCGCTTGATCGACCACCAGGGCTAGGGTGGGCCATTCTTGTCGATGGCCATCCCGTCATGGCTGCCGGACTTATTGAGATGTGGCGAGGCCGGGCCTATGCCTGGGCCCTGTTTGGCCACGACGCGGGGCCCTACATGCTGCACATCAGCCGTGCAATTCGTTCCACCTTGGACGCATCACCATTCACCCGCATTGAAATGGCTGTCGATGCTCAATTCTTGCCGGGGCAACGGTTCGCCAAATTGATCGGGTTCGATCTGGAGACGCCTGAGCCCATGGCTAAGTTTTTCGAGAACGGCAAAAGCGCTTATTTGTACGCCAAGGTGAAACGATGAGTTATTTCCAAGCGGCGGCTGCTGGCATGCAGTCGGTGTCTGACCTGACCCAAGGTTTAGGGCAGGCTAGGCAGTACGGCCAAGCGGCAGAGCAAGCCAGCGCCTCGGCTGAAACCTCACGCCTGCAAAGTAATGCCAACGAGGAAACCTTACGCCGCCGCCAGGCCATCGAGCTTGGAAACGTCCGCGCCGCTGCAGCTGAGTCTGGTTTTGATGCGTCGTCTGGCTCGCTGCTTGATCTGCAAAAACGCAGCGCCGCCGAGACGGAACTTGACATCATGACCCAGCGCTACAAAGGACAGCTGCAAACCATTGGCTACGAAAACGAAGCGTCTTCACTGCGTGCCAGCTCTAAAAATGCGCGCAAGGGCGCATACCTCAGCGTGTTCGGAACGCTAGGCAAGGCAGCCGGCAACTACTACGGGCAGAAGTCGATATCCGATTTCAACAAAACGCAAGGGTGACACATGCCACGTATCCCGCAAATCGTCGCGCAAGACTTGGCATCTGGGCAGGTTCAACGGGCCCCGGCTGTCGCTGGTGTTGATCTTTCTGGCCCCGTTGCTGCGGCCAACTCTTTCGCCCAAGCCGAGAGCGACCTGCGCCAGGTGCAAGAGCGGGCAGCGCTGAAGGTCGCAGACGATGAGGCGCGCATGTCGGCTGCCAATCTCAGCAGCCGCGCATCTGCCACCTGGGCTGAGCGCATGGAGCAGGCCAAGAACACGGCAGGCGCAGGCTCGGCCGGCTTCACCGAATCGACGCTCAAAGACTTTGACGCTTGGTCGCAAGAGCAGATCAAGGCTCTGCCAGAGAAGGCCCGCAAGTATGGCGAACGAGAAATGCTGCAATTTCGCAATGGGCTGCACGCCGATGCGTTCAAGTTCGAGATCAAGGCACGCAACGACAAGTTGGTCAGCGACTTCTCGGACGGACTGGACGATGACAGGAAGGCCGTATTCGCCCAGCCATCACAGTTCAGCGTGATCCTGGCCAAGCGTCGGGCGGCTGCGGAAACGCTGGACCTACCCGAAGAGGTCCGTCGCAAGATGGTGGACGCATCGCGTGAGGCGTTGGCCTATGACGCGGCGTCGGCCATGGTCGAGCGCAACCCTGATGGATTGCTTGAAGCTATTGGCGTGCGTGGTGCCAAGGTCGGCAAGGACGGCAAGATGGCGCCGCAAGACGAGGCGCGGGCGGCTGATGCGGTAAAAAACGATCCAATCCTTTCATCCCTGTCGCCTGAAAAGCTGCGCTCCGTGGTCGACCGCGCCACGATGATCAGCGAGACCCGCAAGGCCGCCGCAGCAGCCGATGCTGAGCGCCGTGCTCGCATGGCCGAGATCGAGGCGGCGCGCCGTGCGCGCGAAGCTGACCAGGCCTGGAAGGTGTTGAGCGAGTGGTCTGCAGCTGGAAAGGTGGCCGACGAGAGCAATCCAGAAGTCAAGCAGATGATCGGCAAGCTATCTGGCACGCCTTATGCGTCAGGCTTCGTGGAACTGCAGCGCACCGCCGCCGCTGGTGCGGCTGTGGCAAGCACGCCTATCCCACAGCAACGATCCGAACTTGATGCACTGATGGCCAGGCGCAACCAGAATGGCACATCCCCCGCACTCGAAAACGAGATCAAGCGCCGCGAGTCGATCCTGACATCCTCTCAGAAAGAGTATGCGGAAGACCCTATGCGCGCCGCCCTGGAGCGCAATGTGTTTGGGCGGCAAGGGCTGGCGCCGGTTGATGTGTCCTCTGTCGATGCGCTGGTGGCTACCGTGGCGCCACGATTGAATCAATCGCAGACGGTCAACCAGATTACAGGTAAGCCGGTGTCCCCTCTGACTGCTGACGAGGCCTATCAGTTCAGTCAAATGCTTTCCTCTATGCCCGCCGCTCAGCGCGCTTCAGCGGTTGCATCGCTTGGTACACGTCTTGGCCCGCAGGCAGCCTCTGGCCTCGCCGCTCAAATCGACAAGAAAGATAAGGCGCTGGCCCTTTCACTTCAATACGGAGCAAGCAGAACGACAGAAGGCCGCTACACAAGCGAGATCCTTCTGAAGGGGGATGCCGCACTCAAAGATAAGGCGATCAAAGTCGATAGCGACAAAGAGGCCGGATGGCGCACAACCATCACAAAAGAAGTGGGTGAGGCATATCCCAATGAAAACCAGCGCAAAGACGTGATTGAGGCGGCTTACCTGATCAACGCCGGGTTGGCGGCAGAAGGCAAAGCCGATCCATCAAGGGCGGTCAGGCTGGCTACACGCGGTGGCATTGTCGATGTCAATGGCCGACCCATCCCAGTTCCAGCTGGGATCGACCAAAATGCAATTGAAAAGAGGCTGCGCCAAATCACTGCAGCAGATTTTTCAGGCCAAGCGCCAGATGGGAAAGTCAAGGTTGGATCTACCACGTTGCCTATTGATGACGTGGCCAAGGCCATGCCTGACGCTCAGCTGATGTACGCGAGAGAGGGGCAATATTACGTGCTCCACGGAAACCGGATTGTGACCAACACAGCTAACAAGCCGCTTGTAATCAAGGTGGTTCCTGATGCTCGATGACCTGTATGCCTCTCAAAACGAGGCCATCGTCAATGATCTGATTGCCAGACCGCCGGCGGCAAAGCAGGCGCCAGCCAAGTTCAACGCATGGAAGTTCACAACGGCAGCACCTCGCGGCGTGGCAGTTGGTGCCACAGAAGCGACAGGCAGTTCGGCCGACATCCTTGGGGCTTTTGGTCAGATCATGGCTGCAACCGATTCGCGGTCTGCCATGTTCGCCAGCCAAACAGAAGCCGAGCGCCAGGCGGAAGAAAAAGCCACATCTGCGCTGCGGGAAACTGGCCCGGTGTTTGATGCTGGCGATCAGTTCCGCCGCGCGGCAAAGCAGTTCATGCCTGACCCGCAGAGCGCGCACACATCAGAGACGCTGGTATTTGGGCTTGGCCGATTCGCAACCAAGGCGGTTGGCTATACCGCAATGGGTGGGCCGGTGGTTGGCGCTGGGTTGACCGGCGTGGACGAAGGCTTGACAGCTGCTCAGGAACTGAAAGATCAGGGCGTAGACATCAACACGCGCACGGCCGTTGGTGCCGTTTCAGGTGTGGCTGGTGCGGCAGGCGTATTGATGCCTGTGGCCGGTAAAAACATTGCGCAGACTGCGGCCCTAGTGGCTACAGGTGGACCTGGCGCATTCATGGCCCAACAGGCAACGACGCGCAAGATCCTGCAGGACGCCGGCTATGACCAGATAGGTATGCAGTACGACCCATTCGACCCTGTAGGCCTGGCCGTGTCCATGCTGGTTCCTGCTGGATTCGGTGCGTTTGCGCTTCGTGGTGCCAAGATCCGTGAGCGCGCAAGCACTGAGGCCTCTGCCAGGATGGAGGCGGCCATTGCATCAGATCGCGCATCTGCGGAAATTGGCCCACCCAGACCAACCCCGGAGCAGGTTGACGCCGCCCGCGTGGAGATGCTGAGCCAGCACATGGAAAGCGCCCGCCTGACACCGCCTGAAGACATGGCCGGAGCGCGTGCTCATGATGAGGCGATGACCCGCGCCATGGATCAACTGGCAGCGGGTGAGCGGGTGCAGGTAGCGGATGTGGCGCGCGGCGACGTTCCAGCCGAATTTGCTGCCAGAATTGAGGCCGTGTCGGAATCCACTAAGCCCGACCCAAATAGTGAGCAGCGCACGGGCGCGGATCAGGGAAATGCTGCCACTGAAGCGTTCCGAGGTTTCGGGCCGCAGCCGCACTACGCCCCTCATCAAAACCTGTCCGCATATTTTGAAGCCATAGGTCTAACCACCAAAGAATCAGGCTCGTCAAAATCCGGTTCACGCTACGTGACGATAGACGACCCAGTAAGCGGTGACACTGTCACGGTGCGTTTTGCAGATCACCAACAGACCGGCAATGCGATGTCACTGCACAGTGTTCCTGACTTTGAAGTGGGTAATTTCAAGGGCGCCGGGTTCAAGACGTGGGAAGAGGTTAAAAGGGCGGTAATCGACAGGTTCAACGGTGAACGACAACGCTACGGCGATGAGCTACTGAGTGAAAAATCCGCACCTGACCCTCAGGGTGCGACCACCGCCACCACCAAGGAGGCGGCCAATGTCCAAGACGCACAGAAGCCAGCAGCAGACACACCAGCAGGTGCTGCGCCGCAGCAGCCAGCCAAAGCCGCCCAGCCGCAAGCAGCGGATGCGGGAAGCGCTGCGCCAGCAGGAGCAAGAGAGCAGGGGTCAGGTGGAGTTTCCCGAGCCGGAGGTGATGCCGCCGAAGCCACAGTGGTGGGCCAGCGCCTGGCCGACATTCAAGCGCAATTTCCGGATCTGACCGTCCAAATGGATGGGATGGATGGCCCCGTCAAGCTCTCCGATTTCCTCGAGCAAGTTCAACGCGAGGCAATGGAGGGAACAGACTTCGAGCTTGGTGCCAACGATGCGCCGCTGATGCAGGTGGCCGCGTCGTGTTTCTTGGTCAACGGCGCCTAAATCTTGGATAACAAGATGAAGACGCCAGAGAAAGCTGCAGCGATCAGAAACATGCTGCCCATGATTTTCATGTACTCAGACCAGGCGCGAAACCCGGCTTTCCATGACGAAGACATGGCGGCAACCGTGACGAGCACGACCATGGTCAAGGCGAGAACGGCAGCGGTAGTCTTTAAAAAGGTGATCACCCATGAATCCTAAATGCAAACAGGCCATCAATGCAGCAAGAATTGCGGCGGGTGGCAGGCCTTTGACTGCTGCCCAGGCTGACAAAATCGAGTCAATGATCACCGGGAAAGCCAGATTCCTGGCTCAAACCGACCCCAACTGGCGCGGTTATTCTTCTGATCAGCGAACGCTGCTGGCTGCTCAAGCCGCATCCGCCGACCTGGCCGCACAAGCTTCCAGAAAGATCGAGAACGCGCAAAAGCAGGCGCTGGCGTCCGCACGCCTTGAGGCTGAACTTGCACAGTACCAGTCCACCAACGGCGCGAATAGGCCGAAGGCATTGCGTGAGCACTTGGCACGCACGGATGGGCAAGTCAGCGCCATCAAGAACGACTATTCGCGAAGCCTGATGGACTTGGTTTCGGCCATCAAGGATGTTGAGGGTGTTTCACTCAAAGGGCGGGCAATGGCATTCCTGTTCGATGTGGAAAACCCGCAGATGACGCGAGATTTGGCGACGGAGGTTTTTGCGCAAGGAAACGGCGGCACAGGCAATGCACTGGCTGTTGCTGGTGCAAAAGCATGGCTTGCCGTGGTTGAGAAAATGCGCCAACGTTTCAACGCTGCGGGTGGAGATATCGGCAAACTGCTGTACGGATACTTGCCGCAGGCGCACGACCAGGCGAAGGTTTTGGCCGCAGGTGTTGACGCTTGGGTAAGCAAGACATTCCCCCTTCTCGACAAAAACAAGTACGTGCTTGAGGACGGAAGCAGGATGCCGGACACACAAATCGCCGACATGCTTCGCGGGGCGTGGAACACAATCAGCAGCGCAGGAGCAAATAAAAGCGAGCCTGGTTCTGCACGCGGTACGGGAGCCAGATCCAATCGGGGCAGCGAGTCGCGCGAAATCCACTTCAAGGATGGTGAGGCCTACATTCAATACTTGAGTGAGTTCGGATCTGGCTCGATGTATGACGCGATGACGGGCCATATCGGAGGCATTGCAAAGGACATTGCATTGGTCGAAAGGTATGGGCCAAACCCAGATGCGCAAATGCGCATGCAGTTTGATTTGGCAAAGCGCGACTATTCGCCCAGCACTTTTGTGGGGCAAGTCAAAGACAGCCTTGTTGGCGCCGAGGCCCAATGGCGAGTCTTGTCCGGCCAGGCAGGGCAGGCGCAATATGCACGTGTGGCCCAGATTGGTAACACGGTGAGAAACATCCAAGTTTTTTCCAAGCTGCAACAAACAGTTATTTCGGCGCTTACGGATATACCGAACTATTTTGTTGCGACAGGCTTCAACAAGCTCTCGTATTGGGATGCTCTTACAAACGTTCCGAAGGTGCTGACCAAAGAGCATCAGGATTTTCTGCATGCTCACCTGGGTATGGCCGAAACAATGCTGGCCTCAATGAATCGCTACGCCACGGAAAATGTCACTCAGAACTGGTCTGGCAGGCTGGCTAATTCCACAATGAAGGTCGGTATTGTCAACGCCTGGACGAATGCTTTCAGAGAAGCGTTTAGCCTGACGATGATGCAGAGCTTTGGCAGGATGCACGCCAAAGAATGGGCAGCGCTTGACGAATTTGACAGGCGCGTTTTGCTTGAGCAACGTGGCATCACCGAGGATGACTGGAATGTGATCAGATCGGCTGTACCCGAATCATTCAATGGCCGCCAGGTTATGACGCCGGAATCTATCTACGCGACAGGACACGAGCGCGCCCAAGATGTGGCAACAAAGTTCCTGGGGATTATTCTGGATGAGTCGAAAATAGCCGTCCCCGACCCTGACCTAGCCACACGCGCGGCAGTTACTGCGGGCGGCAGCCAGCGCGGCACGTTTGGTGGGGAGACTGCACGCATGATCGGGCAGTTCAAGTCATTTCCTATAGCTATGATCACGCGCCACGTGCGGCGTATGGTTGACACACCACAAGGCCTCCAAGGCGCGCCGATACTGGCAAACAGGGCCGCTTATGCTTCGGCCATGCTGATCAGCACCACCATCATGGGCGGCATCGTTTTTCAGATCAAGCAGATCCTGTCTGGTAAAGATCCGGTCAGCGCCAATCCAACCGATTCAACCGGACAAAAGTTTTGGGTTCGCGCGCTGGCTCAAGGGGGTGGGCTTGGGTTTTTGGGTGACTTGCTGCTGAACGACCCAACCGAGAGTTTTGGCGATGCAGCCTCAAACACTGTGGGAAATCTGGCGGGACCAGCCATTGGCGACGTGACGCAATTGTTTGTCAAGCTTGGCCTTGAGAACGCTTACCAGGCCGCTCACGGGGACGACACTCACATCGGTGCAGAGACGTTCAAGTTTGCGCGGCAACACACACCATTTGTAAACCTTTGGTACGCAAAAGCCGCGCTCGATCACATGGGCCTGTTTGCTTTGCAAGAGAACCTGAGCCCAGGTTACCTATCGCGCATCCAGTCCAAGGCGCGCAAGGACTGGGGGCAGGACTACTTCTTTGACCCGCAAAGCGGAGACATTCGGGCCCCTGACTTTGGCGCCATCGCCGGCCAGTAACCAGTGAAAAACGTTCCCCCGTGAGGGCGGAACCATCGGGCATCTTTCGAGGGCCGCCCGATGACAGTAGAGACGACCGATAGCCGAGTCCAGTACGAGACCAACGGCACAACGGGACCATGGACGGTTCCGTTTTACTTCCTGGCCAATGCCGATTTGCAGGTCATTCACACCAGCTCGGCCGGTGTTGAAACGACTCTGGCGCTGACCACGAATTACAGCGTGACGGGGGCGGCCAACCCATCGGGCGGGACTGTCACCACGGTGACGGCATACGCTGCAGGCGGGACCATCACGATCTCCAATGAGGTGGAGGCGCTGCAGGAGGTTGACTACACAGAGACCGACTCATTCCCAGCAGAGACGCATGAGCGCGCACTTGATCGTTTGACGATGCTGGCTCAGCGGGCCATCCGCACAGTGGCGCGGGCGCTCAAGATCCCGGCATCCGACAACACGGATATGAGTTTGCCAGGGCCTGCATCCCGCGCGGATCGGGTGCTTGGATTCAACTCGTCCGGCGCCCCGGTCATGCTCACCCGAACGGATGACGGCGGCAGCGCGCTGGCGCTTGACCTAGCCACCACTTCAAGCGCCAGCAAGGGCGCTGGGATGTTGGGCCTAGACCAGTCCCTGAACTACGCGTTGAGCACCATTGGATGGTTCTGCAAGGATAGCGCTATCAATGTGCGCTTGCCCATGCTTGGCATCAGTGATGGCGCTGTGGGTGACTCCACTATGGGGGCCGATGACGGAACCGATGACACGGCGGCATTTCAGGGCGCGATCACCTGGGCCACTGCGCAGAATAAGCGCGTCTACGTCCCCCCTACCGCATCAGGCAAGGGCTACCGGATCACTGACACACTGCTAGGCCCCAATCACACGATGATCTCGGGCGAGCACTGCCACATGGGCTTTCGCTCGGGGACGTGCATCAATTTCCGTCCAGCTTCGGTCAAGTCGTTCTTCCAGCCGACCGGATCGCCTGCCATCCTCAAAGACGGGTACTTGATCGAGAACCTGTACATCGAGGGCAACAGCACAAGCGCGGCAGGAAATTCAAACATCGGCCTTGACATCGACAACATCATCAAGAGCACGTTCCGCAATTGCCGGATTCAGGGCTTTAGAACGGGGATTCGTTGCTATGCGACGAACTCGAACCTGTTCGAGATGATGCACCCGACGAGCAACTATGTGCAGTCTGTTCTTTATGACGGTGGACTGGCTACGACCGACAAATGGATCGGCGGGTACATCAGCAACGCGCCAATTCTTGTCCAGACGAATGGCGCCAGTCTTTGCATCATGTTTGTCGGCGTGACGTTCGAGGGGGCGGGGTGGCCGAAGATTGCAACAGATACGGACGAAGCCACTGGTATCAACGTCGTGCGCGAATGCTACGGGTGGCAGTTGGTAGGTTGCTACGGTGAGGATGCGCCCCTGACCAACTGCGCGACAAACGCAATGGTCCGCATTGGCCGCGATGGAACTACGTTGGCCGGTGCCCCACAAATCACAATTGTCGGCGGCATGTGGGGTGGTCGCAATGCCGGTGGGGTGGGCTCATTCTTGGATGTCGATCACACAGACGGGGTGTCATTCGGTGGCGGTGCCTACCTTACCCGGTTCACGAACGGCATCAAGACCAGCGCGAACACGCCGACAAATGCAGTCGTCTCAACCGGCTGGACATGCACATCCATGTCTTACACGGTCACAGACGATACCAAAGTGACTGGGCTGTATCCGCTCGGCGTGTCCGGCTCTGGAAGTCACAACCAGCAGACTTACCGGTTATCTGGTGACCAGTACAGCGGTTCATCTACAGCCTGCACGGGTGCGATTACAACCGCCGCAGCTTGGAACCTGACCAAGGATGGGATTGTTGTGACGCTGAGATTGCCGAGTGTCACTGGAACTGCGACGGCAGCGCCAAGTTTTACTTTTGGCGAGGTGCTTCCGGCCAAATACAGGCCATCGTTCTCGCTGGCGTTCAGCGTGCCGATCAAGGACAACGGCGCAGACCAATCTACGCCGGGAATGATCGGCATTGACTACCTAACCGGAGCGATCACCGTCTACAAAAATGCAAGCCGAACAGCCAATTTCACGAATGCCGCTACCGCTGGGTTAACGGATGGCACTGTGATTTCTTGGACTGCATAACCCCAACCTCCCGCGCATCGAGCGGCACACCCCAATCAGGGCGATTTACTAGAACTCTCAAAAGAGCGAAAACGAACATGCAAGACCTACCCCCCGAAGTTGTCAAGGCTGCACCCGGCGTTGTAGGCGCTGCGATTGCTGCTTTGTTCACCAAAGAATCGCCCGGGAGGGCGTTTGCCTTATGGCTGGCAGGCTGCGCGATGTCCTACTTTGTCGGCGGTCCGCTTGGAATCAAGCTGGGCATACCTGAATCGGTCGCGGGCCTATTCGTCGGCGTCTACGGTATTGCGGTGGTCAACAAAGGGTTCGAGGCCTTGCAGTCGTTCCCACTCGGTCAACTCATCACCGATTGGGCCAAAAGCAAACTGCCCTCCAAGGATTGACCCATGTTGCTTGCTGTCCTCGCCCTGATCTACATTGCCGCCCTTTGCACATTGGGCATTTTTCACAAGGCCTATCGAGACAACATATTGCAGCAGTGGGGGCTGGTTATGGCCGCGCTGGCATGCATGGGCCTGATATCTCACATCACGCGTTATGACGGCATTACATGGCCTTGTGGGCTCATGTTGGCTGGGCTGGTGATGTTTGCTACCGGGACGGCTGGGAAGGTCGTCTATTTCCATCGCAAACGGAAGGCGAAAAATGGACCTATCAACGCACTTCAGCCTGCAAGAGTTCACAACGAGCCAGACAGCGGCGCGGCTAGGTCTTGACAATACCCCGCCCCAATCCGTGATGCGTGCGCTGCTTCGTTCGGCGTTCGGCATGGAGGGCGTTAGAACGCTCCTCGGGGCCCCCATCATCATCAGCAGCGGCTACCGCTCACCTGAGGTAAACAAAGCCGTTGGCGGGGCTAAAAATAGCCAGCATACCAAAGGCGAGGCGGTCGATTTCATCTGCCCTGGCTACGGATCGCCACTCAAAATCTGCAAGGCCATTGCAGCTAGCGGCATCAAGTTCGATCAGTTGATCCAAGAGGGCACTTGGGTTCACATCTCGTTTTCAGATGCAAACCGGCGCGA